GGAAGATGGAGCCCATTAACAACTGAACCACCGATGTCTTGTAGTATATAGTCACACAAAGTGCCAACCTGTACTACAGTACCCGTCCAAGCGGCAGTGGTGGGTGAGCCCGTAAGAGCTGCCGCCACGCCATTGGAAGCCACTAACTGGCCAGTGATACCAGCAGAAGCTGGATCAGTGACAGCGTCAGCTGTGGGAGTAAACGTTATGGGACCCGCAGAACCAGAAAGACCAAACCCAGCCCCACCAGCGTAGCCTGTAGCATCAAATACGCTACATTGGAGCTCGTCGATGCGGACTCGTGCTGGGATAAGACTCTCCCCCGGTGATATTGGAACTATCAAGTATGTTACCTTAGTAGATAGCAACGCTTGGTTAGAGCCCCAACTTGAGATAACAGATGGGATACCGGCACCAACCTGAGCCAAACCTCCGATAACCCAATCTCCCTGCATCTCACTACTCTGCGTTAGATCACGAACCCTTGTATCGAACCTCATAATTGTCCCTCCAACGTAGTTAGCCTACGTCGATTGCTTGACAAGAGCGCGCAGGAATAGCGAAATGTTAACAGTGTTAACACCAGCTTCCTGAGCTACCGTCATACAAAGAGCTTGACCACCACCAATCCGAATAGGAGATTGAAGCCTAGGAAGGAATTCAATTCCAAACGGAGCAGTGAGGTTGGGCAACTGAGGCACGCTGAACTGGCAGGACTCGAGATATAAGTAATCATCCCGAGTTGCATCCCCCGGTGTAGACGGATCTCGAACAGACCATGCTGTAGCCGTGGAGTTCAGCTCAGCAATATACAACGAGCAAACTATACCATAGTTAGCCGTAGCAGATGGACTGTAGACCGTAACCTTACCCCCGACCTGAGCAATCTCTACCTGCCCAATTGTTGGCTGTCCCGTAGCGGCGGCAGCCGTGGGTAGGGCGACAAGGAGTAGTGACTGAGGCACACCAGACGCCAAGAGCGGAATAGATCCGCCCCAGCCCTGATAGGCCACAGGGGTGCCAGCTTGGTTAGCACCTTGACCAGAAACTACCCAATTGCCACGAGATCGTGGGGGATTCATAGCACCTCTTTGCCCCTGCTCATAATGCATCAAACGACGACGGTTTGCAGACATCTTAGCCATAACAATCTCCAGAAAAGTGACCACTTAGCACCACTTATTAGTAGAGCTAACACTGAGATCATGATACGAGCTTATTAGCCCGCAATGCAACCAGCTTTTGGATGACTGGACTGCTTTCCAGCTCATGGACTGGGAGCTTACCGCGCTCCCCATGGCCCACGTCTAAGAGGGCGTTAGCGATGGCAACCTCAGGATCCCTACGTAGGATCTTATCTAAGGCCTCCTTAATATAACCATCCGCATGCCACAACATAATACAAGCGCCTTCAAACCTGGGGTGGTTTGCTGCGTTGTTAACCTGCTGTAGCTCCCTATAGGCATTGTACCGCTTATCCCAACCAGTTTTACCCGCAGGAGCATGCTCATGCGTTGTCGTATTCATAAAAGCACGACAAACTGGACGGACCCCACAATAAACTCCCTCTTTCTCGTATCTAGGTGAATGATGCATTTGCAAGTACATCACCCTATCACACGATATGAGGTTCTTATGAGGCTCCATTTTGACAACCATGCCAAGTTCGGATAGTAGGGTATTTGCCATTGAGTTAAAGGGTGGGGAACCAGCAAAGGTATATACCCCATCGTCACCATTGACTAATGATGACAACACGCGCCCTCCATTAAGGCGAGCCGCATATTCCATAACCCAAAGGTTGACCAAACTATCTATCAGGTTAGTTAACACAGAACCTGAAGGTACGCCACGGCGTCGCTCAGAACCGTCTATATAGCGACCCGGAACGAATAAACCACTCCCTATAAACCCCGCTTGTACGAAGTCTATAAGGGGCCAACTTGACTTGGTAAACCAAGAACGGATGCAACGAAACACCCGATTTATAACCTCAAAAGGCACCGATGCGTCAAACCCCGTGAAATCCAATGACCAAATCGGGGTAGTTGCCTTTCGAATGAGACTCGTCACCACCTTATCGGTGTATGCCTGGCCCTTCCATGCGCAGAAAACTTCTGACTGCGAAAGTCGGTCAAACATAGGGATAAAGAGCGTTTTCTCCCAATTTCCCAAGAGTCTACTCCATTGTGTTATAAACCTCGCTTTAGACATTAAACCTCTGCCCCTCGAAACGGTACGAGCCCCTATTAAGCCCGGACACCGTAACGCATAATCCAAAGGGAAACCACGGTCTGCGAAACTTTGTGAGACGTCAAAGTAATCGCCTAACATGGTTTTGTCCTTAGCGAATCTCGGATATCCCAAACTCTTACTGTTGTCAAACGAGGTGGCTGCGACAGGCAGACTTACAGGAGACAAGTCACCACCTTTTACGGAACGGAATATCCTATTAAGGAAACGATCGGCGTGACGTGCCGCCCGGGTTTTAAGCCGGACGTGGTGAGCAACTAATACGCGCTCAACTTGGTCGTACAAGGAATCCCCCACAGTGACTGGAATGTCCCACGGTGGTCTCCACGAGCTACTTCCCCAAGTATTGAGAGCACGCCTCTCAGCATCACGCAACTCCTCGTCGACAGTGTCCAAATCACAACACTGCCACAACAAATCCCCTAGAGCATACCTAGCGTCATCTTTCGACCCCGGCAGCTTCCAGGAAGGGCCCACTATAGGGCTTGCATAGTCATCCGACACACCGGCCGCAAAGACTCGGAGAAACTGCTGTAACTGAACAGTCCACGTCGAGCTTTTCATGCGGTCGTTTAACACGACCTCCTCCTCAGTTAGGAAGGTGCGTGCCCA